GTAGATGGCTATGACCTACAGAGCTGCAAGAGATTCCTGGTTTACTTCTGGTATCTGAACGATGTAGCCGAGGGCGGGGAGACAGTGTTCTATAGATTGGACAAGGAAGTCCGGGTACAGCCCCGTGCAGGTCGTCTGATCATGTTCCCAGTCACCTGGCAGTATCTGCATGCCGGATTGGCACCCATCAGCGATGACAAGTATATCATCGGTGGATATCTGCACTACGAGTAGATATATAAAGTATTGTTGTAATCCCTTCAAAGCGAAGGAGTTCTGGACGGGGGTGCGATTCCCCCCACCTCCACCAAAAGGAAATTTATGCAAGCCACTGATGTTAAAGATAAAGATACGTACATAGAGTATCTTCAATCTACTATAAATTTAAAAGACACTCAGATTGAAAAGTTGTATAATCAAATTAGTGATCTTTTACGTAAACTTGCTAAATTTTCTTCTGATGGGGGTGACATAGTTTCGACAGGGCTAGATAGCAGAGACGGCAACACGGTAGGCGATGACCGTAAATCAAGCAAACAAAGTAAACGCAAACGATGAAAAGTTCGCATTGGCAGCTTAATCGCTGACTAGGGTTTCGGTAGGTTTCCTCGTAACAGAATAACCTACCATTTTATCAACTAAGGAGTTTAAATGAAGAAGATTATTGCCACACTGGCCCTCATGGGCTTGGTTTTTGCTGCTCAGGCAGTTGAGTTGGGTGTTAATGCAAGTCGCGATACAGCTGGCACAGACCGCACAGGTTATGGTGTTACTGTTGGCCAGAAGTTTGGCGCTGCTGGTATTACCGCTGGTTTTGATCGCTACACCACTGGTACTGAATTGGACAAATACAGCGTTGTTGGTTCCTATGATGTAACCAAGATTGGTTCAGCTACTCTTGCTGTAAAAGCAGGTGCAGCATATTTGAATCCAAAATCTGGTGACAATGGTTATGCTGCTTTGGTTGGTGCTGGTGTTTCGATACCACTTACCCAAAGCATTGCAGCAACTGTGGACTATCGTTATCAGGCAGGTCAGAGCCGTGTCAAGTCATTGGATGGTAGCACTGTTACCGCTGGTTTGAAATTGGCATTTTAATGTTTTTCTGTAGCCAGGGGTTGTATACATATTCATAGCAGAGATTTTTCTGCATAACAGGAGATGACTATGAAATGGACTACCCCGGCTGCACAAGATCTGCGTTTTGGTTTTGAAGTCACCATGTATATCGCTAATCGATGAAATTGGAGTTGGCGGATCTCAATAAAACCGTCTCACTATGAAGAATATTCGAATCATTGAAACTGGACTGGACGTCAGTGCCATCAAAGCACAGCTAGCTCAGTATCCCGAAGATTGGGGACACCAGAAAAAATTGGATGGTGTTATCCTGCAAGATCCGGAACGATATCACACCATGAGTGATGTACTGCAATTGGTCATGGGACAGGTTGAATACATTGGACAGTATGTTGGCGACAGCGAAATATGTCTGGGCACGCCGGCTCTGAAGAAGCATACTGTGATCGTTGATTTTCTCCGACACTATTTTGGTAGTAGAGTTAAACGCTGTGCGTTTCTTACTCTGCCCATAGGTGGCACTGTTGGTAGCCACGTAGACTTTGGTAGCTATTATTTAAACAAGGATCGCTATCATCTAAGCATTCAAGGCCGCTATCGTTATACTGTAGGCGACGAAAGTGTAGAGGTAGAGCCTGGTACCCTGCTCTGGTTCAACAACAAGTTAGAACACAGTGCAGAAAACCTGGCCAATGAGGTTAGAATTACCTTTGTATTTGATGTTCTGCATCACCCTGAAAACCTCTGAGGTATAAATAAAAGATACAGCGGAGTTGTTGGTCTCCTTAAAACCATCATTTTACACACAACACAGGAGAAGTACCATGTCAAACATGACACCGTTCGAGATTCGCCTTGAACTACTAAAAATGGCGAAAGACATGCTCAGCGAAGAATACTACGCGAAGCGTGAACAAATTAGCAACGACTGGCAAACCAAGGTCGAATCTGCTAAACTCAATGGCGGCACCATACCCGACCATCCAGGCTTTTCAGCCTATCCCTCAGAAACCGACATCATAGCCAAGGCTCAGGTCTTGAATGGGTTTGTTTCCAACATTACTGTAGATCCAAAAGCCACAAGCAAAAAGTCTACCTGATAAGGGAGGCAGCGGTGCTTTACGCGCCGCTGTCCGCACCATCTAACTAGGAGAAGCAATGCTAAACAAAATACAACGTCTCATACCTGCATTATCCATCGCGCTTACTGTATTTGCAGTAGGTTTATTCACTCAAAGTCAGCTGCATAGCTATGCACAAGCTCCAGACATATATGCGAGCACCATCACCACCGACCAGAGAGTCAAAGAATTGGACTGTCTGGCTCGCAACATTTATTTTGAAAGCGCCAGCGAACCCTTTGAAGGCAAGGTAGCGGTAGCCCAGGTAACCCTCAATCGCGTACAGAGCGGCCAATTTGCCAGTACTATCTGTGGCGTAGTTTACCAGAAAAATGTCTTCTATGAAAAGATTGTCTGCCAGTTCAGCTGGTATTGTTCCTCACCCAGCACTCTAAAGGTGCGCAGTCCAGCTCTCTATGATGAAAGCATGGCAGTAGCGAAAAAGGTTCTGCTGGAAAACTTCCGTCTGGACGGTCTAAAGACTGCCATGTACTATCATGCCGACTATGTCAACCCTGGCTGGAAGAAACGCAGGGTAGCCAAAATCGGTCGTCACATTTTCTACGAAGGCTGATATGAACATCAAAACAATAAAAGAAAAGGTTGTCGCCAGCGTGGGCAACAACATCACCAATATCGGTGCCGACACCCTTAACTGGATCGCCATCATCATTGGTCACAGCATTTTTGTGCCAACCATACTGGCCCTGTTGGCTGGACTCACAGATCGTACACCCGGGGTTGACGTTGTCATCCTGGTACAGTGTCTGTTGCTGGCCAGCTTTGCCCGCAGCGTGTTGCTCAAAGATAGTGTGGCTACCATAACTCACGGCCTGGGATTCTTTATCCAAGGACTGCTGTTGTCTATGTTAGTCTTCAAATAATCCATTGACTTCTAGAAATAATTCCTATAGAATAGATATATAAAGTACAGTGAAACAGATTACTGTATATAAACCGTGTTAGTAAACCTGAACTGAAATGGAGAATGGTAATACCATGAAACTACAAGCGCCCGCGCCTAAAAATACGAACAAGCTCAACCCCTTGTTTATCAACAAGCCCGCACCACCAAAACAGAAGACCGTATTCATTGCGACTCCCATGTTCGGTGGAAACTGCAATTACATGTACATGATCAGTCTGATCAACTTGTTGACTAAATTGGGTCAAGCAGGTATTCCAGCCATGTTCGAGATTGCTGCCAACGAGAGTCTGATTACCAAGGCTCGAAATATCCTGGTGGAAGGATTCCTTAAAAGCCAGGCAACCCATCTGTTGTTCATTGACGCCGATCTGGGCTTCCAGGCCGACGATGTTGTGCGCATGATCCAGCAGGACAAGGACATCATTGGCGGACAGTATGCCAAGAAGAAGATTAACTGGGACGTGGTCAAGTCCGTAGTTCAAAACTCTCCAGACATTCCTGGTCCACTGATCAATGCTGTGGTAGCCGAGTCTACATTCAAACCCATTGGTGATCAGTTAACTTTTAACATCAACGAACCAGTTGAAGTAGAAAGCATTGCCACTGGCCTGATGCTGGTAAAGCGTGAAGTGTTTGAGAAGATGGCAGCCGAGATGCCGGAAATTGAAGTCATCAGCGGTGGATCAGAAACCATGGATCCTAAAACCATGACACGCATTACCGATGCACATCGCAAAGCTCATGCCTTCTTTGATGTCAGCATTGACAAAGACACTCGTGCCTATACCAGTGAGGACTTTACATTCTGTAAACGCTGGCGTGGCCTGGGCGGTAAAATTTGGTTGGCTCCCTGGACCAAGACAGTACACGTTGGTACCTATGAGTATGTCTGTGACCTGGCAGCAACTGCTACCTGGGCGCAGAAGGTTACCACAGCCTATGCCAATAACATTGCACCGGATGCTGGCGCAGCCACAGTACCACCCGAAGGTGAGGGCAGCTAATTATGTCGGGTATCAATGACAAACTAAAAAGTCGTAGTACTCTTGGTATTGTTATGACTGGAGCTGACGGTAAAGTCAAGGTCAATAAAGTTGTGCATGATGGTGGTGAGCCCGTTACCGACGGATTCATCATTACCCGAGAGTTTGCCACAGCCAATGATTTTAGTCTTTGGGTAGAAAAGAAACATGTTGAATTAAGAATGCCACGCATGGATGTTATCATTGAATATTGTGCTGAAAAGGACATTGACATTGAAGTTGTGGCTCCCTTGATCAACAAAGTACTCAAAGAACGCATCCGAGAAGAAGCAGAGAACGCCAATATGATGAAACGCAGTGCAAGACTACCACTATGATGCCAATGACTGAATTTCAAGCCTATAAGATGTACCTGGCTTTGAGGGCACATTTCCAGACCGAGGACTACGATGTTATTGAGTCCAAGGGCAGGATTCGTGCCAGTCAAAAGAGCTTTGTTGGCAGCGGCAAAGCATTCAGCTTCCGACGCCTGGCCAAGATCTATAAAGACGATGAGCTCTGTGACTTCATGGTAGCCAATTTTGTCAGTGGCGATCACTGGGGTGGCGTATTTGATGCCGATGCCACTCGTCAGTATCAGGATTGGAAGCGCAGAGTTGAAAGCCTGCGCTATCAGTTCGCCAATGATCTGGATCGTCTGGTGGCACTCAATGCAGACATTTTTAAGTATGCCGATGGAGAACACCCAATCATTGTAAAAGAATTTTTGGGTGGTCGCATCAACATTGAAACACTGGTAATTCTGGATAGGTTGACTGGCTTTGTTGCCAGATTTGACGAACAGGGTGTAGACACGCTGATGTGGCCTGACATCAGTCGTACCATAAGAAAGTATCGACCCTTTCTACGGGTCGAGCTAGATCAATACCAGAAACTCTATGACGACAGATTCAACTAAAGCCAGGGAATTTGATGATGCCATCATTAATGAACGATTGACGCAGTTAGAACTTACCATGAATGAAATTTGCATAGACATGAACAACATAGGTAAAGCTATCAAGGACATGAACAATATGCTCAGGGAGACGCAACAGTTTGCCATCAAGGTAGCTGTTAGTCAGCGGCACCTGCAGGACCGAGTCATGCAGTGGCCTTTTGTTAAAATAGAGGGTCGTAATTCAGATCAAGAATGATATGGGTCGCACATTTAACCGTCAACGGGACTGGGATCGTCCTTCCAATAAATTGGAGAATAGGTCAGAAAAAAGCTTTGACAAATATAAAAAAAGCATATATAATAGAATGTCCATGGAGGAATCCTTGGATGATAATTATGATATTGATGAGGAAGAAGATAATGATGATACAACGCCTATACAACGCAAATAAGGAGCATACAAATGGCATTTAATAGTTTATCCGATCTACGCAAGAGCCGCGGTGGCTTTGACAACCTGATGAAGGAAGTCGACAAAATCAGCCAACCCGCCGGCGGTGAACGCAAAGAAGACGATCGTCTTTGGCAACCCACAGTCGACAAGGCTGGCAATGGTTATGCGGTCATCCGTTTCCTACCCCCTCCTAAAGGTGAAGAGCTTCCATGGGTTCGTATTTGGAACCATGGCTTTCAAGGTCCTACTGGCAAGTGGTACATTGAAAATAGCTTGACCACTCTGGGCAAACCTGACCCTGTCAGCGAACTCAACAATGAGCTTTGGAACAGCGGCAGTGAAGCCAACAAGGAAATAGCACGCAAGCAGAAGCGTCGTCTTGCCTATGTCTGCAATGTACTGATTGTCAGTGATCCCAGCAATCCTTCCAATGAAGGCAAGGTCAAGATCTATAAGTTTGGTAAAAAGATCTTTGATAAAATCAAGGATGTAATGCAACCTCAATTCCAGGACGAAGAGCCCATGAATCCCTTCGACTTCTGGAAAGGTGCCGACTTCAAGATCAAGATCCGCCAGGTTGAAGGCTATCGTAACTATGACAAGTCAGAGTTCGACAAGCCCCGAGCAGTGAGTGAAGCGGATGCTGATATTGAAGCAATCTGGAGCCAGGAACACAGTCTGTCAGATTTCTTGGATGCGCGTCATTTCAAGAGCTATGACGAACTGAAGAAGAAGCTGGAACAGGTCTTGAACGCAACTGGAGTCAGCACAGCCCGTGCTGAGTCAGTTGATCTGGACAAGCCCCGTGCAGCACCTGTAGCCACATCGGGTCCCGATCGTGTACAAGCTCGTGCAGCGGCCAAGCCTGCAGTTGATGAAGATGACGATGAAAGTCTAAGCTACTTTGCCAAGTTAGCAGCCGACGATTAATAAACCCCGCTAGGGTTTTGGGGAGCTTAGGCTCCCCTTTTCACGTTTAATAGAACGATGATGTCTTGCCAGTGTATTTCTCTACGGCACTTTCGCGTGCGCGCACATCGGCTCGGGGTACCACTGTTGTATTATTGGTCACTGGAGCTGGTTGGCTGGTTGGACGTGGAGGAGCTGGTTGTTGTCCAGCACCAATCTGTAGCAGAGCTGCCTGTAGCTCTTCGCGAGTAACCTGACCCTCGGTTAATACATCGCCGCTTTCATTTTTCATCTTATAGCTTACCTTGCCAGCCTTGAGATCATCGGCATTCTCCGTGGTCTCCAACTTGGCTATGCCCAGGTCATAGCTGGCTTCTCGATTGGTCATTTCACCACTGGCATTTCTGGTTTGTTTGACACTTAGGCCACCTTCGTTGTAGCTCTTGGTCGTTTCACCGGTTTCCAGATTGCGTTCTTCGCCGGCTCCACTAATCTGGGGAGCGGACTGTTTGATTTCTTTGCCGCTGGCATTGTAGGTGCTGGTACCACTGCCACTGCTGACCTCTTTAGTACCATCCTTGCGTTCAATAACCTTGACGCCTTCGGCATATCGTTTAATGACATTGCCATCCTGATCGGTATAGGACTCTTCGGGTTCACCT